TGACCGAGATGGTCAGGGCCCCGGCATAGCTGGTCGGGGTCTTGACGGAGACGAACTTGTAGAGCTTGGGCTCCAACGTGTTGTAGCGGATGCGACCAGTCGTCAGATAGCCCGTGGGCTCGAGGACTGTGGCGTCCTCCAGGTAGGACCCCTGTCCTACGACCGCGAAGACCATGCGGTCGCTGACCCCGAAGTTGGTCACCGCGGACACGGTCCCGGTGACGTGGGCCTGGAGGTCCGCGGCGAAGGCGAAGCGCAGGCCGGCAGAACTGCCGCTGTCGGAGATCGGCTGGCCGAGGTCCACGCGGTACAGGCCGCTCTGTCCGTCGATGGCGTTGGTCCCACCGAAGAACATGAACCGGTCGTACGAGCTGATGGCCCTCACGCCGCCGGCTATGGGCGTCAGGATCGGCCCGTAGACGATGTCTCCGTTGGTGTCGATCTGCCCGACACGAAAGCCCCTGGAGGTCCCCAGGCCGATGAAGGTGCCCAGGTAGCTGGTCATGCTCAGGACCGTCTCGCCCAGCGGCAGTTGGGCCGTCAGGGCCCCTCCGGAGGTCAGGGTAGGGATGGCCCCGGTGGTGTCCACCGTGAACTTGTAGATGGAGCCCTGCCCTCCGGCGTTGCCGGACGCGAACAGGGCGTTGGTGCCTTCCGCGAAGTCGGTGAAGGTGAAGGCCGGGTTCAGGTGCGTGAACTTGGGCGTGGGCAGGGTGGGCGGGGTGCCGCCCGCAAGCTCATAGACCTTGTTGTCCACGGCCGCCATCAGGCGGCCCTTGGTCCAGCGGGCCACGGTGTTGACCGAGCCCGTGTTCCAGAGCAGGGCCCCGGCGCCACTGCCTGCGCCCTTGTAGATGCCGACGTTGTCCGCGGCGTAGTAGTTCGTGCCGTCGGACGTCAGGGACCTGATGGTGTTGGCGCCGCCCCACGTGATCGTGGTGACGGCGGCCCCGGTGTCGCTCTTGAGCACGTTCCCGACAGCCGACCAGTAACGGTCGGTCCCGTCATTCCAGCCCAGCAGGAGATGGCTGTTCGCCGAAGCGTCGGCGATCCTCTGGCCGGTCTGGCGAAGCATCGACAACTGACCGTTGGTCCACGGGTTCAGCCCCACGCTGGACCCGTACTGGATGGCGTGCTTGTTCTGGAGGTTCGCCACCTGTACCAAGTCGGGGTCCTGGTAAAGGAGCCCGCCACCACCGATGAACGTGGACTGGCTCCGCAGCCACCAGTCCGCCAAGGACTGCTCGCCCGGTTCCCGGGTGTTGTCGAACTGCGGCTTCCGCAAGGGCGACAGAGACCGCGTGTACGGCTTGTCGTCGGCGGTGCCGGCGAGGAACATCATGCCGCCGATGGCGTAGTCGTACGCCACGTCGTTGGCCGTGGCCGAAACGGCGGCGGCCGAGGTACGTCCCGAGAGCGGGAAAGCGAGCCTTGAGACGATGCCAGCCATCAGGCCTCCCTGTACCAGCCCTGGAGCGTCATGACGGCCGCGGAGCCGAAGTTCTGACCCGTCAGGACGCTGTCCACCGCATCACCGAGACGATCGATCACCGCGCCGGTCCCGGCGGCGTTGCATATGGCACTTCCAGGGCCCGACTGGAAGGCGTTGCCGGTGCCGATGAAGCCCGCGAAGTGCACGAACCACACCTGGCGGGTGGTGCCCGCCCCTGCGCCATCACGGAATGGCGTACTGGGCAGGGAGATGGTTACTCCGGTGGTGCCGCTGCCGGCGGCGGTTGTGACCAGGTAGATCTCGAAGAAGACGATCTTCCCCAGGCGCTGGTACCAGCCCAGCTGGCGGGAGAAGACCGCGGTCCCGGCGTTGGTCACCGTGGGCACGTAGGTGCTCCACGCGTTCCCGGCGTAGGTCTGGAAGGCCCCGGTGGAGTCCATGGCGGCCTTGGTCGCCGCATTGGCCTGGAGGCTCAGCAGGTTGGCCGTGGATGACGCCGGCAGGTTCGCCACCAGGGCGTCCTGCGTCGTGACGGTGGGGTTGGCCTTGAGCGTGTTGTCCGACTGGAGCAGTCCGATGCCATTGCGGTACAGGCGGGTATCGCCCGTGGCGGCACCCGATCCCCAGACCAGGGTCCCGTCCGCCTGCTGGAGCAGGCGCGCATTGGCGTCGCCGGTCACCTGGTGGTTGACCGTCGGGCTCGCAGCCGCGGCCTGGGCTACTGTCACCGGTCCGCCGCTGACCGAGGCACCGGCCGTGAAGGACGGTGTTCCGGTGAACGTGAAGGCCCCCGCAGCACTGCCGCCGCCCGACAGGGCTACGGCACCGGAGAAGGTCGGGGTCCCCGTGAAGGTGCCCGCCAGGGAAGCGCCCCCAGTGATGACCGGGGCAGTGATGGCCGGCGCGGTCAGGGTCTTGTTGCCCAGGGTCTGGACGTCGTTGGTCCCCACCAGGGTCCCTGTAACGCCGTGGATGGCCGCTGTAGCGCCCTCGTGGGTGCGGAAGGCCGCCGCCTCCGTGGCGTCGTAGACGTGCCGTACAACGGCGCCTATGGAATGGCTCTGGGCGCTGGTCCCGCCGTAGCCACGGGTCACCGTGAGCGTGGTGCTGGCCGCGGCAGTGACGTTCACCAGCTCTTCAGCGGCTCCGCCGTAATCCAGGGCCAGGGTGTACGGGAGCGAGGGGAAGCCGGTCACGGCCGAGACGCTGACGGCCGTGGCACCAGAGCTGATGTTGCCTGACAGGGCCGTCTGGATGGCCGTATTGCTGAAGAAGCGGCTGGCAGCCACATCGGCCTCCTAGGAGCCTTGGAAAAACGCCATGTTGGGCGACTCCAGGAAGAGCCTGGAGCGCTCCTCCTCCAGTCGCTGCTCGAAGAGGCTCAGGAAGTACTGGCTGGTCCTGGACGCACTGGACGGCTGGACCAGCGTGGCCCGCTCGGTCGCCTCGATGGTCTGCGCCTGGAGGCGCGCTGACTCCCAGCCCGGCAGGAGGCGCCCGGTAGCGCCGAAGACGATCAGGTCCGTGATCCGCTCCGGGTAGCCGGAGACGGCCGTGAAGTCGTCGCTGTCGGCCGCCAGGGTGGCCGGGGGCTTGGTGTACACGACCCGGATGGCACGCCCAGGCGTGACACCGTCGAAGACCTGGATGGACTTGCCCGAAGGGAAGTCAGTGGTGTTGGCCTGCGGGTTGAACTTGAAGTCCCTGCCCTGCATCCAGACCTTGGTCGGTCCGACCTGCTGAATGGACAGGTACCAGATGTCCGTTGCCTCAACGGGCATGGCGTACTCGTAGACCGGTGCGAGCTTGGTGATTTCGGTGGCTGCCAGGATGGGCAGCCGCGGGTAGATGCTCCGGATCGTGTCGTTGATCGCGTCCTTGATCCGCAGCCGCGGAACCTTCGGGGACATGGTCACCAGGGCATTGGCCGCATGAGATGCGGCCGTGGTGCCCTCACGGCCCCGGCCGTTGGTCAGGCCGAGCACGGTCAGGATGCCGGTGCCGGCGTCCTTGGTCTTGACCAGGATCAGCTCGTCGTCAATCTCGACCAGCCCGCGGGACAGGTTGCCCGCCGTGGCGGTGTCCACGGTGAAGCTGGTGTCCGTCGGCCCCATGGAGGCCGACAGCTCGGACATCTGCTGCTGGTCGGCGGTGTAGCCAAGGAGCTGTGAGCGCACCTTGGCAACGAGCTGATCGAAGGTCGTCATCAGCCGTCCACGGGAGTGGCGATGTTGAAGTCCCTGCCGTACGCCATGCCGCGCATGTCGCTGAGCCTCACGGCCTTCTCGATGTGCCGACGGGTCGTCCCGTCGGGCTGTATGCCCTGGCTGCGGGCCTCGCGGTACGAGGACAGCTCAGAGTCCCAGCGCTTCTGCGTGGTGCCGTCCAGCCCCTTGCTGGGGGCTGCCAGGTAGGTCTTGACGCCCTTGTCCTGCAAGCAGTCCGCGTAGGACCGGTGGTCCTTGGTCCGGCAGCCAGAGCTGCACTGCTCGCCCATTACAGGGCCTGCTCGCGGAAGGCGCCCTGGACCGAGGCGTCATCGGCGGCCCAGCCGATCTGGACAACCGAGGTGTTCTCGTAGGAGGCCTCCAGGATCTCGGCCTCGTTCTGGTTCACCTGGATCAGGCTGCCGCCGGGGCCCGTCGGGGACGGGACGCACTCGTTCGCGCCGCCGTTGACGAGTGCCGGGTAGTCCGTGGTGTCTGCATCCTGCTGCATGGGCATGGGGGCTCCTACTTCTTCGCCGGCTTCGGAGCCGCCTTCTTGGCGCCCTTCTTGGCGAAGGGCGGGGCCATCTTGCTGTCCGCCTTGTCGGCGGGCTTGGGCTTGCTGGTCTTCTTCGCGGCCATGGGTCGCCTTCCTAGGCAGGTTCGATCAGGAGGTACGCCACGGTGGACGTGTCGCCGGCAGTACCGGTGACAGAGAAGGAGGTGCCGGCCGTACGGGCCGACACCCAGCAGAACCCGGGCGTCCCGCCGGGCGTGTTGGTCGTCAGGAGGATCCGCGTCAGGGCGCTCACGCTCGTGTTGGCCACGACTACCGGCGTAGCGCCGGTGAGGACCAGGGTGCCCATGCGGGCACTGGTGCCCTCCTTGACGGCCAGGCCGCCTCCGGCGGTGCCGACGATCAGGGCCTTGGCTGTGCCCGTGAAGACAGAGAAGGTGCCGGTGGCCTGGCCACTGGTGGCCATGACGAAATAGGAGTCCGTCTGGAGGTTGCCGCCGCTTCGGTACAGGTTGACGTCCCGCGGCGCTACGCCGGTACCCCATTCCAGCTTGCCGTCCGCGTAGACGCGGTAACGGTCGAACGTGTCGCCAGTGACCAGCCCCGCATAGGCGACCGACCCGGCGGCAGCGCCGGTCTTGGTGGTCGGTGTGACCTCCAGGGCCGTCAGGCGGCTGCCGTTGGAGGTCACCGTGGCGTCCAGCGTGGTCAGCGCCGCGTTCAGCGGTGCGTCCCAGTTGGCCGTACCGGTGGGGATCGGGGTGTAGGTCATCTGCCGTACGCTCCCTGTCCGAATCCGCTGTACCCGAAGGTGCCGGGTGCGGCACTGAAGTTGGTGCTGGTAACGCCCACGCCTGCCGCGATCAGCGCGGCCCTGACGGTGTCGCTCACGAGGTATTCGTGACCGCCCATATAGAAGGTCGTCGCGGCTGCGATCTCGTCCTGCGTGGGGTACCGCAGGGCACGGTAAGTGCCCTGCGGCAATTCCTGGATGGAGATCCCCCGGGCCAGCTTGACCCGGAGGAACAGCCGGTCATTCCAGGACGCGGGGCCCTCGTCCACGGTCGGTGGCCTGAACGTGTAGAGGGCCATGGATCAGGTCGCGTCGATGCTCGACGACGTTTCCACCCGGATGAGCGCCTCTTCCCGGTAACGCTTCCACCCGGCCACGCCGAGCCAGCCCAGCGGCCGGAACCGGCCGAGCTTGTCCGTGATCGGACCGGCCACGATGTGGAACTCGTCGGCCACGGCCTCCGCGAGGGCCTGCTGGCCCGCGATGTAGGTACGGAACCGGCGGACCAGGCTGCTGGCTCCGGAGTCGGCAGCGTTGTAGCAACGCGGGGACTCGATGAAGAACGCGCCTTCATAGGCGCCGATCTCGCCGGCCCAGATGTTGCCTACGGCCGAGTAGACGTGCGGGTCACGCCAGGCGGCTGCGCCGGTCTCTGCCCGCAGGTCGTGGGAGACCTCGGGGTGGACGCCGCACCAGTACAGCGAGCCCTTGCGGGGCACGGCCTTGTTGGTGCGCAGCTTCGCCACCGACAGGCGAATCAGGCTGGACTTGAGGTTGTCCGTGGCTGCCATGGTGGCTGCGGCCGTGGAGACGGTCGCGTTGGTGACGTAGCTGGTGGTGCCAGCCTGGAGCTGCACCAGGTTCGAGCCGCCACGCAGCTCGGTCTGGACGATGCTGTCAACGCTGTCCGCAGCGTTGAAAGCGACGATGTTGGCGATCGCCGGGTCCACGTCCGTGATCGAGAAGAGGAACAGCTTCCGGGTCCGCAGGACCGGGTTGCCGTACTCGTTCAGGACCAGGGTCGTGGTGGTCGGGTTGCCGATGGCAACGGAGTCCGGGTCAGCGGACTCGGTCAGGGCGGTGGTCGCCACCGCGAGGTCCTGGTACCGCTCCAGCACGATGCTGGAGCCCGGGGCCGTCAGGTCGGTGGGGCGCTTGTCCGCCACGCTCCGGAAGAGCGGCTGGGAGCGAAGAGCGAACTCGAACTTCTTGTCGTACGCGGTCTGGACCGCGTTGGACATGGCGGTCGTGTCTGTGTAGACGTTTGCCATGCTGGTCTCTCACCCTCTCGGGGTGTCGCAGGGATGCGGGAGGAGAGAGACAGGTGCGATCAGAAGTACTTGCTGCCGTGCGCAATCATGACGGCGGCAAACTCTTCCTCGGTCGTGGTGGCCGCAAGCTTCGCGGCCAGCTCGTTGTCACTGCCCTGGACGGGACCGGGGCCTGAGCCTCCGGCAGCCGCCATGGCAGCCATCGCTGCCTGGCTCTCGGGCGAGACGACAGTGGGCGGGGGGCCCTGGAGGGC